TGGTAAAACAGAATATACAAATGCACAAATAAATACCATTCTTAATGATGTTAATAATGGTTGGTATGAAGAAGAATAAAATAATAATAAATTAAATTCTTTAAATAAAATAATATAATAATAAACTTTAAAAATAATTAAATTATGACTTATCAAAAATCTCAAATCAACATTTTAAAATTAAAAAATCAAACTTATTTACCATTTCAATTACACCAATTACCAAAATGGTTTAATACTTCAAACACAGACT